TGAGTTCCTTTCCGATGCGGATTTCACCCGCTGATGAACCTTGCTGGATCGAGGTGACATGCTCGCCCAAAACGAGTGAGCCGCCTCCTGCTTGGGAGATGGTGTGGACCCCGTCATTCACGAACACTATGCCGAGCAGAACGACCGCGCTGTTTGGCCTGCTCGCGCCAACCTCCCAGTCGGGCATTTCATGGGAGTCATAATCCGATCCGGTGACAATCTCCCAGCTTGTGACCAGAAGTGATCCCGTGGTTCGCAGCGTGGCTTTGGCAAAGAAGTAGGTCGTCGATGAAATCTCGAACGAATCGTCCCAGTTTTCCGCCACCAGATTGTTGAGCGTCCCCCACTCGATGTAATATCGCTTGCTCGCGGCATCTGGATTCGGTGGCGTCGCCGGGGCCTGGATGTAGGCTGGCCGCGAACCAATGATGGCAAGCGGGATCGGCTTGGACGAGCTTCCTGAAGACGCCGTGGCACGCACACGGAACGAGAAACCTCCCGACGAGAATACAATTTCTGTGCCAGGGCCGGGGCGTGGTGTCCGCGCCTCCATCGCGTCGATGAGCGTGTTCCAGTCGCTGGCCAGGATCGGATTGCCGGGACGTTTCTTCGGTGGCAGGCGCATGATTCTTAGAGTTCGTAGATGTCCTCGTCCCAGCCACCCGGATCGCTGGAAATCCATTCCCGTTCGATTCGGTAGGCGCTGCCCTCCTGGGTCTGGGTGACGCCATTGAGAAGCCATGTGCGCCCGTCACCGACACTCGGCTGGCGACCGTCCGGTTGGTCGATCTGGCCGATCTTGTTCACGTCGGAGGAAGCGGCAGACGCCTTTCGGACCGTGGATTGCCGCCAGGTGACTTTCGGGGAGTAGTAGGATGTTTGGCCGCGCTGGATTTTTTCGAGAGCCTTCTTGCCGAGATCGCTGGTGACCTTGTCCTTGTAGGAACCACCGGAGGAGTCGGCTTCCTTGCCGCTGATGATGGCCTGCAACGCCTCGATTTCTGCTTTGGCGAGGGTCTTGAACTTCTTGTGGGAAAGCAGCGGCTCCTCGGAGAGAGACAGCCCGAGCGAATAAGTGGTCTTGGCCGGGTCGTTTGTTGCGTTGTCGGTGCCCGCGTAATTACACGTGATCTGGGCGATGTCGCCCTCGCTGACCTGGGCCGTGGCATTGTCCACGGAGATGAACGGGATGTCCGGATGGGCCGTGCCTGGACGCGGCATGACCTGCGTGATCGAGTTGCGGTGGCAGAGGAATACCTGGCTCGCCGTCCACTTGCCTTCCCGGTCCACGCTGAGGCTGTAATCCGGTTGTGGGTAGAGCTGGCCCGGCTGAATGGAAACGTGTCTCGGCATCTTGGCCGGGACTTGGCGTCAACCGAATGCAGGGACGAACTTGCCGGTGCCGGGTTTCATGCGTTCGCTCATGTCCCGCAGAATCCGATTCGTTTCGCCCGTCAGCTTGTTGTTTTCCCGCTGCGCATCGAGGGTGCCGGACGAGTATCCGCCGCCGCCGACTTTGCCGAGCGAGGTGACGATGGGCGCAAGGCTGGAAGATTGTTTAACCGCCGCTGGTGTGGTTGCCGTGGTCTTCGCCGCTGCGGTTGCCGCTTGCTTCACCGCCTCTGGCTTCGGGATTGCTTCCCGGATGGTTCCAAGGACGTTGTTCATGCTCTCCCGCAGTCCGGTCGTATCGATCACCTCGGCAGTGTTAGAGAACGCGTCGCCAAAACGAGCGGAGATATTTTCACCCGCCTCCTTCAACCTGAGTCCGACTTTGGCGGCAAGCGGCCCAAGCTGGTCGCCCGCGTCGCCGTATCGTCCTGCCGCCTCGGCATCGAGAACACCCGCCGATTCACGCAAGGCTCCTTGGGCTGAGTTGATGGCGTCGCCCTTTCCAAACAACTCGGCGAGCGGGCGGGCGATTTCCAGCGCTTCGGCCAGCCCTTTCTGGAGGAAACCGATAGCGCTGAGGAAGATCCCGATCAGTGCATTGCCCATGCCCTTCCAGAAGTCGGCGGTGGTGATGACCTGGAAGTAGGTGATGGCGGTCCTGAAGATTTCCACGATGTATTGCCCAGCGGCGGCAATGGTGGCGCGGAGCGTGGCCCACAGGAAATTCACGCTCATCGCAAACCCGAGTTTCAACGATGATCCGACGAGATTGATGAACTGGCCGCTCTTGAACACGGTGATCACATACTGCATGGCATCGCGGATTTTGTTCCCTGCCTCCGCCGCCAAGGGGGCGAGCTTCTGGGCAAGCGCGATGGCCTGTTCAACCATGGGGCGGATCGCATCGTTGATCGGCGTGCCGAGGGTGAGGAACACTTCGTTGATCGTGTCCTTGAGGGTGGAGAACAACCCTTTGGTGGTCTTGCTCTGGGCTTCCATCATGCCCGCGAACTTGCCGCCCTGTGAGGTCATGTTGACGAATGCCTGCTCGATGGCTGGAAATCCTACCTGGCCTGTCTCCACGAGCTTTTTCACCTGCGAATCCGAGACGCCGAATTGTTTCGCCAGCTCGCCGATGATCGGAATCCCCCGACCTGTGAGCTGGTTGATATCTTCCGCGAAGAGCCGTCCTTGCACACGCGCCTTGCCGTAGAGTTCGGCGATCTCGTTGACCGGTGCCTGGACGCCCGCCGATACGTCACCGATGCGGGCGAGGGTCGCGGCAACCGTGTCAGACCCTTCACCGAAGGCGATGAGCTTACGGCCGGCATCCGCGAGTTCAGGAAACTCGAATGGTGTCTTGGCTCCGAGTTCGCGGAGTTGCGCGAGGGTTTGTTCAGCCTTGGCCGCGTCACCGATCAGGGTGGTGAAGGCCACTTTCGTTTGCTCAAAATCCGCGGCTGATGTAACCGCCTTTATTCCTGCGGCCAGTGCCACGCCACCGCCAGCGAGAGCGGCTCCGAGTCCCACCTTCAACCCCGCAGCGCTCAGGCTCGCCATCTTCTTGGCCGAAGCGGATACCAACTGCGTGGCGCTCGCCATCGACCGCTTCAACGCGGAGATGTCGGCTCCAAGGGTGACGGTCAGGGCGCTCATGCGCCGGGAGTGGAGTCAACCGGCCGGGTCCAGCGGAGGGATTGCGATCCAAGATTGGTCGCGGAGCTGAATTGCCCTGTTTCTGAATGCGGCCGGCTGGATACGTTTGAGGACCCAAAGTAGTTTTTCGAGGATCGCGGAACGGTTTGGCTGTCGCAACGCGATCACGATGATTCCCGCGTGCTTGTCATGGATATGGGGAATCGTATGGAAAAAATCACGGTCGGTCGTCAGAAACACCGCAGCGCAGCGCTGAGCCTCGGCGAAAATATCCGGATCAGGCAAGCCCTCGCGGCCCGAACCCCGCAGATCGAACACCTCATGCCCCATGCCTTCAAGCAAGCCTACAGCGGCCTTCGGAAAATTCTCATCCAAGAAGAATTTCATGCCACAGCCTCATATGCCGACTCCTGATAGTCCGAAAGGCGGCTGGCAAACGCCAGAGCGGCCTCAACATCCTCCCGAGTGATGTTCGGATAGTCTTCCAGCAGGGTCTCGATGATATCGCCGCCGCTGAGGGCTCCGAGAATAGTGGACACCAAAACACGGGTCCCCCTGATCACGGGTTTGCCGTGGCAGATGTTTGGATCGATCTGGATACGAGCATTCATAGGGAAATCCTACCACCCGGACGCCGGTTGGCAAGTCGTCGTTATTCCAGATCAATCGGTGTTCGCCATTGAAAGCGGAGCTGTGCCATTTGCTCCGCAATCTCGCATGCCGGAAACGTTGTTCCCCAATTCGTCCGCACCCCGTTCCGCCGCAGCAGGCAGTGCTGGTATTGCGCCAACCGCGCCAGCGGCATGAACAGAATCCGCTCCTCGGGCCAGCCAGTCTCGGCAGCGACGGCGAACACCTGGGCGGCTAGGAATCCTGGCTCGTCGCAGGGAGGGGCTTTTTTCCGCCCAGCTCGGCCACGGGTTCAACCTGTGCCGCCTCCAGTTCCCGGCTCTGTTCTTCGAGGCGCTTGAACGCGGTTTGGAAATCGGCAGGAGTCAGGCCGCCGCAGAAGATCAACGCGGCCTCACGGAATCCCTGGTCGTTGAACGACGCCCGCACGACTTCAGGCCAAGGGGCGCAGTGGGTGAAGACGAAGCCCATGATGGCCGAAGTGAACTCTGGCGTGCCGTCCGTTGGCATCTCACCTTTCACCAGCGGGTTGCCGGTGCGGAGCAGTACGTCGTAGCTGGCGAGGGACAGGGGCCGCATGGAATGTCCGGCGACGATGGTTTCCACTTCGTGAAAAGCGGTCGAAAGATGGATTTGGCGGTCGGTGTCGTTCATGGGATCTCAGAGGTAGCGAAGGAACAGGTCTTCGGTTTTTGGCGAGGCGTTGAGCGGCAGGAAGGCGAACTTCCCCCGGCGGCTGATGCAGGCGAGCGGCACTTCCTGTTTGATTTTGGTGACGAGCGCCTCGCGGTTCATCAGCGCCGCCTTGATGTAGGCGAAGGGATGCTCCGGGTTGGCGAGGTGCCAGGTGTCGTCGTTCCAAGCCTCGATGAGCTGTTTGGTTTGGAATTTCCCGTCGGCGCTCTGAGGGTCGAAGAACCAGACCACCCGCTCACCACGAATGCCGTCGCCGACGACCCGGACGAAGGGTTTTTCGGCGAGCGGTATTCCGAGTGCCGAAAGTGCGGCGGCCAGAGCGGTGTTGCTGGTGGCGGTGGAAGAAATGTGGGTGATGGCGTTCATATCGGGATCTCAGGTGGGGAAAGTTGGTTCACACTCCGCCACCGCCGCTGGTCACGGTCGGATAGTGGGTGGCGGTGATGTCGATTTTCTCGAAATCCTCGTTGTTGAGGGCGCGGCTGATCTGCTTGACGACCGTGGTGCCGCCGCTGGCCTGGAGGTGGGCCGGCATTGAGTTGGATAGAGCGAGTGCCGCTCCGATCTTGCCCGCGAACGGGCTGGTTTTCTTCACGAGGCCGGAGAGCTTGATTTCGACCTTCTCCTGGTAGAGCGCGAGGCCGATGATTTCACCGCCCTTGTCCAAGACCATTTTCTCCTGGTTCGAATAATCGAAGGAGAGGTCGGTGATGATGATACCCGCCTCATCCTGGGGAATGCCCCAGTTGCCAGTAGTGCCAAGGAAAGTCGCGGCCATTTGACCGCGGGCGGCGTGTCAACCGCATCAGATGGCGGAAACCACCGCCTCGTAGCTGAGCACGGATTCACGGCCCCGTGCCTCGTCCGGGGTGGTCGCGCTTTCCCGCTCGATCAGGTCGTGGAGGACGAAAACAGGTGAATCGAGTGCCGATTTGATCACGGCCTTCTCCTGGAGTGCCGAAACGAGCAGGCCCGCCCACATCGCGTGGGTTTCGGCAGGCGTGTCATCCACTTGGGAAAACAGATGCACGTCGAGCTTCACGCGGGCGCTGTGAGGCATGGCCGGGATCGGTTTGGCTTCCGACGCATTGATAACCACGCACGGACGGGTCCGGATTTCATCGCGGCGAGCGACCTGCACTGGAATCGTCTCGGGGAAATCCTCGGGGCGGTGGGTGTCGATCCACTCGGCAAGGAGTGAGGTGAGGCGGTCTTCGATTAAATTGGGCATCTTGCCCAAGGTCGTGGCGTCAACGGTTCCAAGTCCATTTTCTCTTCTCGACGATGTCCCGGACTTTTTCCAAGTCGAAGCGGACCATCCCCCCAAACCTGATGCTCGGAATCATGCCCTGCCGCTCCCAGTTCAGGATCGTCTGTGGAGTGACCTTGTAGATTTTCGCGACTTCCGCTGGTGTGAGGAATGTCGGGATGGCCGTGTCATCAGTCGTGTTTTGATCCATGCCTTACTGGATCAAGAAATGGCCTGGATCGTCAATGCATCAGCTTAACCGGTTCTCCGCAGCGATCGGTTCGCCTTGTCGTTGATCTTCTTCAACGAGGTGGCCAAGGCTTTGCGGAGTCGGCCCGCCGCCACTTGGAGCGCGAGATTGATCCCCTTGGTGGTCGTCACCTGGTCGATGTAGTCGAGCGAATTGATGAGCGTGACCGATGGCTTGGAGCCGGTCTTCACGGTGGCCGTGCCGGGTGCCTGCTTGTGCCGGGTCGCCCATTGTGCAGCGCCTCTCACCCTTCCACCAAGTGCCTTGGCGGTGTTGATCCAGGAACCTTTGGCGAAACCGACACGCTTCTGGATCTTGGCGATGTAGGTTTCGCGGGCTTTCGGGCTGGTGACGATCTGGGCCGGGGATCGCCGCGTCACCACGCCGTGAATGTTCCGGCTCTGGTGGTGGAGCTTTGGATCAAGGCGGCCGACCGAGAGTTCCTTCCACTGCGAGTTCGACGATTGGAGCGCCTTTTCCGCCCGCGAGAATCTCCGGTTCTGGATGTTCGCCCAGAATCGGTCGGCGGCGGCTGGATCCGCGAGCTTGGTTTTCTCGAAGGCATCTGACGGCAGGGCGAACACCCGGGTGATGTCGCCGGCCACCGCCTTTTCACCCCGCTTCTTCGCCGCCTCGGAAAACCCGAACGGCCGGGTGTTGCGGGCGAGTTCCACGGCCAGGCCACGCGCTTCCTGTTTCACCAGGGACTCAAGTGTCCGCCCGACTTTCTCCGGGTAGCGGTTTAGCAGGCGGGCCACGCTGCTCGCGCCCTTCATCTTCGCGGTGAACCTGACGGCGTTGTCACTCATCGGTGGAGGTGAGGCTGAGATTGATCAGCGGCGAGCGGGTGTGCGCCGAGACCTTGGAGATCCGGTATTCCACTCCGTCCACCTCGATGCGCTCGCCGAACTTTGGCAGGGCGGCGGGGAATGCCCGCTTTGGCACGCGCAGGCTGAGATCCGGTGATTCCACAAACCCGCCCATGTCGATCTGTTGGTCGTTGCGAACGCGGCTGACGAGCACGAGCAGGTTGATGTCCTTCCACCGCGCCGGAACACCATGCTCTGATAGAAGCTGGTGGAGGTCCGACAGGATTTCCGATTCGAGGCTCATGCCGTTGTGATGCTGTCAAAATGAAACACCCCCTCCAGTTTCCCGGAGAGGGCGTCCCATGAACCGCATTACCCAGAAAAATCAGACCGGACGGACGATGCGCTCGATGGTCGGTTTGTTGCCCGTGGCGAAGCCGTACATGAGCGTGAAACTCACTTCCTGCTTGCCGAGGCGGCCGTCGTAGCGGTCACGCACTTGGATGGATAGCCCTGTGCGCGGGTCAGTGACGACGCGGATCACGGTGTCGCCGGTGTTGGTCGGGACATCCGGCACGCGGGCGGCCATGATGAGTCCCTCGCGGATGCCTGCGAATCCCACCAGGCGCTCGCCGTTTTCCGGGAGGGCCGAGTATTCGATCACGGTGAAGCCGTTCACGTCGGGCAGCATTCCGGTGACTACCACGTTACCTGCCGCAGGAGTGATGAACGCCTTGTAGAGCGCCTCGTCCTTTTGCAGGGAGTTGTAGTAGTCCGAGTTGACGAACATGAAGCGGCCCATGTCTGGGATGAATCGCTTATTGAGCTTGGTGCTGATGTCCACCACGGAGTTACGCCCGAAGGATGCTGCGGCCACGCTGGTGTTGTTCGTGAAGTTGGCGTTGATGATGAGTGCCATGAGGTCATCACTCACCTTGCGACCAAGCGCGTAGGCCACCTTGTCGGCGTAGCGCTGGTTCAGGTCGATCTCACTGGTCGAGCGTTCCACGTCGGTGATGGCGTAGCCCGCGTAGGCGTGCTTGTTGATCTTCACGCTCACGTCGACCTGTGCCTGGTCGTCGGGCACGTATCCGGTGGCGGCCACGAAGTCCTTGGCCACGGTGGGAGTGACGATGTGGGTGACGATGTCCTGGTTGAACTTCACGCTGGCCGAACTGAAGTCGGTGGCGATTTGTCCGAGGAGCGGAAATCGAGCCAGTAGCGTGTTGAGCGCGGTCTGGGCGATGATGGCGGAATTAACCGTGGCGTGTGAGTTGGGCATGGCAGGTTAGCGGGTGAAATGTTTGGCGAGGTGTTGTTGATAGAAGGTGGCGGCTTCCACGGGCTTGTGGTCGCTGACGAGCTGCTCGTATTGGGCGACGAGCTCGTTCAGGGAGCTCGCTTGAGGAGCTTGTTGGGAGTCGCCAGCCGGGGTGATGCGGGCGGGAAGCGTGGTGCCGGTGGAGGCGACGACGCGGGCGACTTCGAGTTGTAGCCTGCGGTCGAAATCCGCCTGCGATGCTTGGAGTGCGGTGTTGCGCGAGTGCAAGGTGGCAGATTCCTGAGCGGCTGAATCACGCTCGGTGGTGAGCAATTCGAGCTGGGCCGTGAGAGTTTCCACTTCACCACGCAGGGCATCGAGCGCCGTGGAGTTTTCAGTGAGGAGTTCGGTTTGAGCCTGATAGTCCCGCGTAAGGTCATCGACCTGCGTGCGGGCTTCGAGGAGTTGGTCTTCGAGTGCGGTAGTCATCGCACGTGTTCCCATGTCAACCGCTGCGTGATAGACCTTGAGGCGGCGCATTGCTTCGGAGCGGTCTTGGACCATGCCTGCGAGGTTGTGGCGCTGGGCTTGGCGTCCGCTGAAAGTCTGGCCTTCCATGGCCTCAGCAGGAATGGCGCGCCCTTTTGCCAACACGGCGGCGTGAAATTCCCCGGCAATTTCTGCCAGGTTCGATTGGATCAACTCGCGTTGGTCGTCGGTCAGCGGAGTGCCTGGAGCGCCCATCGCCTTGTATTTGCCGACAGAAAAAACCTCCACCTTAATGCCTGCCGCGTTGATCGCAGCCGAACGATCGACCACCGCTTGCACGACACCGATGGACCCGACTTGGGCGGAAGCCGTGGCGTAAATGGCACGCGCTTGGCTGGCAATCCAGTAAGCGGCGGACGCCATCAGGCCGGATGAGAATGCATAGACTGGCTTCTTCTGATCGAGGGCGGAGACGGCAGCGGATAGCTCGGGAGTGCCGGCCACGGTTCCACCTGGAGAGTCGATGTCCAAAAACACCGCTTTGATGTCGGGACGCGAAGCGGCTTCTTGAATCGCAGCTCCGATTTCCTCGGAGTCGGTCGCGCCCATCAGCACCCGGGCGAAGATGTCGGGCTTGCGGATGATGGGGCCGCTGATTGATACCGTGGCCACTCCATCCTCAACGGATAGAAGAGAGCTGGATGCTTGGTCACGGACAACTGGATTGCCGAGCGCACGGAAAGAATCCGCCGCAGCGATCATCGACCGAAGTGCATCAGGCTGGATCAGCCATTCGCTATGTTGGAGTAGGTCCGGGTTCACGCCCCGGCGGCGGTGTCAACGACTGTGAGTAAATTACATTTCGCAGTTCACCTCCATGCAGATTCAGGGCTAAACCTAATGGCGAGAAAAGTTTTTTGGGCCAGCCTGACGAGATCGATTCTCCGAGAATGGTGTCATTCAATTAATTTTCTAATGACGCTTTTACAGCGGCTAGTCTTCGACCACCACTACCGCTAGTTGGGGTAGTTCTCTCAAATGCGGAACCGTAATTAGTAACAATCGATTGGGATGCTCTAAGGGTAGTGGTATTACCCGTTGTTGAGATCGTAACAATCTCACGGTTAGTGACGTTGGAATCATATTTACTTCCATAAAGCGCGCCTGCAAAAGCATTATCGTTTCGCTTGACAAAAGATAACATGTGATCGGACTCACGCTCGAGTTGGCAACCTTCTGCAACGTAAGCGTCAATCAGAGCCCCTTTGACTCTATCTATCCGGATACTACCAGAAATCGTAACCACAGGTGGTAATTGCGGGCCTTGTGGGGCAGTAGCACAAGAGCAGAAAAAAATGGAGAGCAATATTGTGGCGAGATAATGACAAGAATTCTTCATGGGTAGTACGAGGATTTTTTGTTAATCATGCCCAACCCTGTCAAGATTTATTTTTTTATTGACGGAAGCTTTCGGTCACCTGCCGCTTGGCTTGAACCTGCTGGGGCTTGGTACCCCTCGTGTTCGATGCCCCTCCAGACGGCTTCCATAACATCTCGACCGGAACGCCGTGTTTTGCCGCCGTCTCAAGAATGAGCTTGGCATCGCTGGCCCGGCGCTCGATTTCCTCGCCGAAGTCAGCACCGAGTTCTTGGAAGTGGTCGGATAGCGTCTTGAGTCCCATTTCCACGTCCGCACGGTTCTGCTGGGCTTCCCGTCCGGCGTCCACGGTCACACGCTTGGGCGGCACGGAGGAAATTTTCCACCAGCCTTCGATGGGCGGCAGGAGTCCGCGGTTGATCGCGTCACCAATGACGTAGGTCCACACCGGTTTGATGAGGCGGCGTTCCAAGATCATCTGGCGGAATGAGAAGCGCCGATCCGCTTTGGCGACGATCAAGCGCACGCCTGCCCCGCCGATCTTACTGGAATCCGCCGCGAACTCGAACGGGATCACTCCCAAAGCCGAATCCCTTCGAAGATGTTCGAGGAAACCGGTGAAGGTGGGAGACGGGCGGTTGGATTGGAAGCTCTCGATGGATTCGTCGGGTTTGAGCGCCACAAGCTTGCCGCCCACGATCTTTTGGAGCGTGATTGGATCACTTGGATCATTGCCACCTGCTGCGCCACCGACCACGAAATCGCCATTGTCATCGAGTTCGCCACGGGCGGTCTTTAGGACGCGGGAAATATCGGCGTTGTCCTTCACCGCGTGTTTTTCCAGCGCCAACAGCTCGATCTCATCGAGGACGTGGTTGATCGAATGCTGGATGGTAGGATGCGACCTCACGCCACCTGCCCATTCCGGCTCGTGGATATGGAGCATCGAGGCGGATGATAGATCGCGGGAACTGCCATTATCTTCCAAGGCGCGGTAGAAGATCGGTGCGCCCCAGGCATCGAGACCGACGCCGTCGAGAGTTTCCCTGGAGCCGAACTGGTCGCCGATCCGGTGGGATTCGATCAACTGGATGCGTGGTTCACCCTCGGCGTCGTGGGTTTTGTGGACGAAGTATTCGCCGTCGATGTCGATGCCCCGGCAGACGAGCGCCTGGCATTCCTCGAAGGAAAATCGGCGAGTCACCTCGCAGCGGGCCGACCAGAGCGCGAAGTAGGCCTCGGCTGCACGGTTCCAGTCTGGATTGGCCGACTGGGCCTGCACGCGGATGCCGTCGCCGGTCGAGTAGATGGCCATGTTGGCAACCAGTTCGCGGACGAAGCCAGAGTTCTTGTGGAGGTAGCGCGACTTGCGGACCAATTCCGAGCGCACACCTGGCGTGAGTTCGTGCCGAGCGTCCGTGGGTGCAAACCCCGGAACCAATCCACGGCGGGACGACCAGTTGGCAGACTCGAAGGGTGATCCCCATGCCTTGGGGACGAGAACCGGCGGCAGCCATTTGAGGGCGAAGGATTTGAGCGGATTCATTTCGGCAGGTATCCGGAGACTTGCGACACGGCGACGGTGCGAGGTTTGCCGTAAGTGGCTGGGTCGAGAATCCGCAGTGCGTGGGCACATTCCTCAAGCACCTGATCGATGGGCA